CAACGCGGCCACGCAGTGGGGCACGATCAACGAGCCCGGCGCTTGCGTCGAGTATGAAATGGAAACAGGCGTCAAGGTCGAGTTGTGCGGGTTTTATACCTATGAGCACTGGCTCGGCGCCTCGCCTGACGGTCTGATCGGCAGCAATGGTCTGGTTGAATTCAAGTGCCCCTACAGCATGCGCAAGGGCGAGGGCCGCTTTAAGACGGCGCTGGAACAATTGCACTATTACGCCCAAATGCAGATCCAGATGTTCATCACGGAAAGGGACTTCTGCGACTTCTATCAGTGGTCGCCGGGCAAGACGCAGTTGGAAGTTGTGAACCGCGATGAGCAGTTCATCAACAATATGCTGCCGCGTCTGAAAGAATTCTACGAGGCTTATCTCGAAGAGGTTAAGCACCCGGAGCGCCACCTTGCGCCAAAGCGCGCGGAGTTGAGCGCGCCGCAGATCATCGCTGAGTATGACGACACGGTCGAAGCGATCAAGCTGTACGAGGAACGCAAGAAAGAACTTCTGGCGAAGCTAGTCGAGATCGCAGGCAACAAGGATGCATTGTTCGGCACACGCAAGCTGACGCACGTTCAGAAGGCTGGCAACGTGGGCTATGCAACGATTGTGAAAGATCACCTGCCCGACTTCGATGTCGAACCCTATCGCGGCAAATCCGTTGAATACTGGATGTTGAGCAATGGGAAAGAGAAGTAACTTCGAACACAAGCCGATGAACTTCTATGCCACGCCAGATGCGGCGGTGCGGCCGCTGCTGCGGCATTTGCCGAAGGGCACGATATATTGCGAGCCCTGCGCCGGCGAGGGCCACCTGATCGGCTCTCTGCTGACGCTGGGCGGCCATCACTGCATTGCCGCCTATGACGCCCAGATCGGCCCGTGGAAGAAAATTGATGCGGCATGGTTAATGGAGGAAGACCTGTGCGGGGCGGATATGATCATCACGAACCCGCCGTGGGATAGGCCAGTGCTGCACCAAATTATCGAGCGTTGCTCGGCACTTAGGCCGACGTGGCTACTGTTTGATTCGGACTGGATGTTCACCAAACAGGCTAGGCCGTACCTGCCCTACTGCCACAAGATCGTGTCTGTGGGCCGCGTGAAATGGTTTGGAAAAATCGCTGGTAAAGATAACTGCGCGTGGTATCTTTTTGACAGCCCAACAAACGAGACCAGATTCTTCAACACATGACCCGCCCCCTTTACGAAACAGATGACGACAAACAAAAAGAAGCTCAGGTCGCTGAGACCCTTGCATCTCTTTGGTTGTGCGATGTCATTAAAATGAAACCAGCCTGCGTGGTTGATTACGCCATCAAGCGTAGCGGCAAAGTTGTCGCGGTGATGGAGATCAAGTGCCGCAACTATACATATCAGCAGCTTCATGAGATGGGCGGACTGATCTTAAGTGCGCACAAGCTTCAAAGCGCAAAGGCGTGGACCGATACGCATAAAGTTTGGTTTGTGCTGGCTATTGGTCTGCCTGACGGAATTTATGCGACCACATTCAGTGGCGTTGAATGGCCAGTTTTCGATCTTGTAATCGCCGGGCGTTATGACCGTGGCGACAAGCAGGACACCGAGCCATGTTGCCTTATCCCGATGGGAAGGTTCGCCAAATATGCTTAGACCCTACCAACAAGAAGCCCACGACAAGATCGTGGCATGGATCCGCAAGACCACTGAGCCTTGCATGATCGAAGCCGCCACAGGCGCCGGCAAGAGCCACATCATTGCGGAACTGGCAAGGACCGTGCGCAAACTTAGTAACAAGCATGTGCTGTGCATAGCGCCATCGAAAGAGCTGGTCGAACAGAACCACGCCAAATATCCCGAGGAAGCATCGTTTTTCTCAGCCAGCGTCGGCATCAAGTGCCGCGAACACCCGGTGGTGTTTGGCACGCCGCTAACGGTTCTGAACAGCATTGATAAGTTCGGCGAAGAGATCGGCATGATCATCATTGATGAATGCCATGGTATCACGCCGACGATCCGCAAGATCATTGGTAAAATCCCGAACCCAAACATGCGGGTTGTAGGCATGTCCGCCACGCCTTACCGGCTGGGCAGCGGTTATGTGTTCAAGCAGTGGGAAGACGGTAGAAAAGCTGGCGAGAACGCTTTCTTCACGCGCTGCGTGTATCGGATCCGAGCGCACGAATTGATTGATCAGGGATACTTGACGCGCCCGGTCGTGGGCAGCTTGAATGCTGACGCTTATAGCACCAAGAACATGAAACTGAACAGCATGGGCCAGTTCGATGCGGCTGACATTGATCGTGCTTATCATGGTCAGGGCCGCAAGACGGCGCGGATTATTGCCGACATTGTGGCTCAGTCGCAGGATCGCAAGGGCGTCTTGATCTTTGCGGCGACGGTGCGCCATGCCAATGAATGCTTGGAAAGCTTGCCGCCAGAACTGTCAGCGATTGTGACGGGCGAAACGCCGAAGCGCGAGCGCGAGCGCATTTTGGCCGCGTTCAAGCGCCAAGAGATCAAATACATCGTCAACGTGTCGGTGTTGACCACTGGCTTTGACGCCACGCATGTGGATGTGATCGCCATGATGCGCGCGACGGAATCAGTCGGCCTGATGCAGCAAATCATCGGGCGCGGGCTGCGTCTGCATGAGGGGAAGAAAGACTGCCTTGTCCTCGACTATGCGGAGAACATCGAGCGCCATTGCCCAGATGGCGACATCTTCGACCCGACAATTGAATCAAAGAAGAGCAAGAACGATGCAGAAAATCTGGAATGCATTTGTTCAACATGCGAAACGGGGAATGTATTTCGTATGCGGCCTAATCCTGATGGGTACGGGATTAGCCGGGACGGCTATTTTCTCGATCTTGACGGCAACAAAGTCGAAGGTGAGTTCGGCCATATTCCGGCTCATTTCGGCCGCCGCTGCACAGCGGTTCATTTGTTGGGCAACGAATTGCGCCAGTGCTCTGGCCGTTGGACTTTCAAACAGTGTCAAAAATGCGAAGCTGAAAATGATATCGCTGCGCGATACTGCCATGCGTGCGACCACGAGCTTGTGGACCCGAATGAAAAGCTAAGGCTGGCATTTGAAAACAAAAAGAAAGATCCGACACAAATGCAATGCGACGAGGTTATTTCATTTTATGCTCGACCCACTGTAAGCCGCAATGGCAAGCCTATGATCAAGGCAGATGTGGTGACGCCATATCGCAAGTTCTCGTTTTGGATTGCGGAATGGCAGCACTATTTGTTGCATATGTTTAACTATTTAGAAGGTGAGAAGCCGCGCACGATCACATACAGAAAAGATTACAATACCAAATTTTACAAGGTCTACGGATTCAACGAGAAGGCCGATGAAGCTCCATAATGACATACCCATCTTTGGTGATCAGACGTATCGTGGCGACTGCCCGAGCGAGGCGCTTGAGCAGGTTACGTTCTTTGCTCGCATCAGAAAGAAGTACCCAGACACTTGGGGACGCCTTGCCTTGCACCCGCGCAACGAAGGAAAGCGATCACACTTTCAAGTTGCGCATCAAAAAGCGGAAGGCATGACGCCGGGTGCATGCGACATCATCATACCGGGCTTTCCATCTTTTGTGTGCGAGTTGAAACGTCGAGATCACAAGAAGTCCGTGTGGCAGAAGGACCAAATGGAATATCTGCTTACGGCCAAAGAGCTAGGGAGCTTCGCCTGCGTGGCGTTGGGAGCGGATGCGGCGGAAGAAGCATTCAACCAGTATTTGGACAAACACTACCCGTCCAAGTAACCAGATCGATCATGTCATGTCTGGGCAAGCGCCATACGATCTTGCCCAGCCAGCAATTCAGTCCGCGTGTCGCCTTCAGATTTATCAGGGCGCATGCGAGATCCTGAAGCTAGACCAACCGCTGAGAAAGGCAGCGTTGGAAAAACTACCGGCCCTGATAAGGCCGTACATTCAAGAGGAGGTAGTCAGACTTTGGAGAATCAGAAATGATGTTTGAGATCATCATGAACATGCCAGTGCGTCCTAAGAAGGACGACCCACCGGGAGTAAACTTGGTTCACAGGCTTATATGTTCGTATCCTGTAGAATCGCTCGGAGAGATTGTTGACGACCTGAACCAGACTGATTTTCTGGTCGTCAACGAGTGGTATCCAAACGAAAAAAGCCAACTAACCAGCCACGGGGTGATTGCCCTCAACCGCCGTTACATCGGCAAGATCAAAGAATGGAGCACAAAATGAACAGCCAAGACATCCTTCGCAATGCAGCCTTGATCTACAACGAGCGTGGCAAGCAGTATGGCGACATCGAATTCATGTTCGACACCGCAGCAGCCATCGCTACTCTGATGACGGGCCGCGAGTACAACAAGTACGACATCACGGTGATCATGGAAGCTTTGAAGCTTGCCCGTCGCCGCGTGAACCCGTCCAACCCTGAGAACTACATCGACGGCGTCAACTACATGACGTTCTCGGCGCAGTTCGCTCGCGCTGGAGTTCCAACGCCGCCCAGCATTGAGGAAGACATTGCGGAATTCGCCAAGAAGTTCGCACCTATGAACAGGGAGGAGGGGGCGTAAGCCTCCTCTACCACTCTAATCAACGAGACCAACATGATCAAAGAAATCCTTGAACTCTGGAATAAGAAGTACACCACCACGCAGATCGCCAAAGAGCTTGGCGTCACAAGAGGCGCAGTGGCTGGTCATATCTTTCGCGCAAGGCGTGACGGCATGGGTGTGCAAGAGCGCCCGGCGGTTGTTGTGAGGAAAAAACCAACGGAGGTTCAGTTCGACAACAACATCACGCGGTTGAGAATTGATAGCTGTCGGTACATCCTGAACGACGACATGACCAAGCCGATCTTCTGCGGCG